GCACTGAGCCGAGTGGATGCCAAGTCTGTCGATCCGTGGCTGGACTATCTCAAGCGGATGGATATGGAGTGGCAAGCACTGTTTGCCAAGTCGGGTATCAAGTCTGAGGCAAAGCAGAAGATCTTGGTAGGTAATGCCAAGTTCAAGAAGTGGGCGTCTGATAATCAGTGGGCTTTTTAATCCTCAAGTCTGACTTGAGTTTTTACTTATAGGAGAGTGACCATGAGTAAGTTCATCGTCAAGCCAAAAAAGACTACATCTGAGTCTGATTATGTAGGGCAAGAGTTTGAAATTTTTAGAAGAGGCAGGTATGGCAGACACATACAAGTAGGGAAAATTACTGAGTATAAAGCGAGCCAATTGTGGGGCACAAAGAGAAGAGTAGAAGTTCGCTTTGAAAGAAACCTAGTTCCCGTAACTCGGCCAGTGCTCAGGTTAGGCCAAGTTAAATCATGGTTTGCCTATGAAGAACGGAACGAACGTATTTCTGTTTGTTTGTCAGACATCGAAGCCGCTAAATTATTTGCGGCGCACTTGGAAAACATATCTATTTGGAAACAAGATTGGGAGGAGGAAGTAAAATGAGTGAAGTTAAATTGGAAGTTATGAAGCAGTATGGGTCCGAGGTGGTATTCATTCTGCCTTGGAGGGGTAAACATTTGGCAGTGAAGTGGGAACCCCCCTTTAACAACATTGGCCCATCGTTTAGTTTTAGAGAGGAGTTGCTAGACGACGAAGAAATAAGAGAAATTCATAGTTTCTTACGGACTAGAGTGGATGTGTCTACGACAGTAACTTATGACGATGGGGAGGTATAAAAATCATGGCTTTATCTGCTGAACAGCGTGTGCAGAAAGCACACATTTGGTTGATGAACGAGCCGAAGTATTGTCTGTATTCCGGCTTGTTTATGACGGGCACGACTGCTGTGCTTGATGATGGTTGTCCGACTGCTTACACGGATGGCTTCAACACCAAGTATGGGCGTGCATTTATTGAGACGTTAAAGGATGAGGAGTTGCGGGGTCTCATACTGCATGAGAATCTGCACAAAGCGTTTCGTCATCTGACTACGTGGCTAGATCTTTACAAACAGGACAAGCGACTAGCAAACATGGCCTGTGATTTCGTCATTAACCTGATGATTCACGACTCTGACCCTGACGGTAAAGATGTTCGTCTGCCCGAGGGTGGTTGTCTTGACGAGCAGTATCGTGGCATGGATGCGGGTACTGTGTTCCGTATGTTGCAAACATTTGGCGATGGTAAAGGAGGAGAAAATGGTTCGGGTTCAGGCGATGATGGTGCAGAAACGCAAGAGGGCGGTGGCCTTGACGAGCATGGGTGGGATGAGGCCCAAGAGATGTCAACAAAAGAACGCGAGGAAATCAGCAATCAGATTGATCAAGCCTTGCGACAAGGTGCGTTGCTTGCCGGGAAAATGAAAGGGGGCATGCCACGTGAGATCACTGAGTTACTTGAGACCAAGGTAGATTGGCGCGAGGTGTTGCGGGACTTCATCACAACGTTTTGTGCCGAGCGTGAGATGTCCACATACCGCAGGCCAAACAGGCGGTGGATAGATCGGGATGTGTATCTCCCGTCTGTGATCGGTGAGTCTATGGGTCGACTGGTGGTTGCGATAGATACGTCTGGATCAATCGACGAGAAGGTAATTGGTAATTTCTTGTCACAAGTGCGTGAAATCTGCAAAACCGTAGTGCCCGAAGGTATCGACTTAATTTACTGGGACACATCGGTGTGTCGGCATGAGGTGTATGACCGTGATGCGTTTGAGTCTTTGCTCACATCGACTAAGCCTGCGGGTGGCGGTGGCACTAGCCCTCAGTGTGTTAGCGACTACATACGTGCTAAGAAGTTAGAGCCTGAAGCAATCGTCATGCTGACCGATGGGTACGTAGATAACTGGGGTACGCACTGGACTGCGCCCATGCTGTGGGGCGTGACTACCAAGCGCAAGCAATCCGATGTTGGACTAACCGTTTTTATAGGAGATTAATATGAGCACAAGTCCGGGGTACAAAGCGTTATTGATCCGCGTTGACGCGAGAGCGGCAGTGGATGATGCAAAGAAACTACATGCAGAACGAACGGGGATAGATCTTAACTACTCGCAGTTCATCATGTGGTTGTGTAAAGAATACCTCAAGTCTGACTTGAGGAATGGTAGTAGCAACGAGCAGTAAATTTAAATAACTTAAGGAGAGTGAAATGAACGTGCAAAATGACTCTGTGTTGATGGACTTATCCGACTGCCTGCTGATTGATCTGAATATCAGCGTGTGGACTGGACGCAAACTGGACAAGAAAGTATCCGAGGAGATCGACTCTGCCAAGGGTACGAAGTCTCGGGCGGGTAACTATCACAAGCACCTGTTAGCAGGTACGCGGAAACTTGAAGAGTTACAGAAACTTGTTGGTACGATACGCACATGGCACTACGATCAAACGATCTGTTGGTCTGACGGTGGCTCACGTCTGCTACCTATGGCTAACTTCTTTGACTACAAGACATCCCTTAACTCCTTTGAGCAACAGTTCAATACAGCCGTGGGGGACTTCCTGCAGGAGTATCCGCAACTGGTATCAGCCGCCGCCTTCCAACTTGGTGCGCTTTTTGATCGCGCAGAGTATCCCGATGCGGAGGAATTACGGCAAAAGTTCAAGTTCCGTTACGCAATCACTCCGCTCCCGACTGCAGACGATTTCCGTATTCAAGCCGGAGAAGATGTGAAGCGAGATCTGGCCCGGCAGTACGAAGATCATTTCAATAACAAGTTACAGGAAGCGATGGGAGAATTGTGGGGCCGTCTGCACGAGGTGTTATCCCACATGAGTACCAAACTAGCGGATGCCGCACAACCCCGAGTCAACAAAGATGGCGAAGAGAGTCGGACGCAGATCTTCCGTGATTCACTAATTACTAATGCTGTGGATCTGTGCGGCTTGTTGACTAGGCTTAACGTAACGAATGACCCCAAACTTGAGAAGGCCCGTAAGGATTTGGAATCTGTGATTGCTGGTGTAGACCCCAAGTCTATCCGCGAATCCGACACGGTGCGTCATTCGGTTAAGAAGAAAGTGGACGACATCCTGTCTGCTTTCAATTTCTAAGGAGGTGTTATGGAGTACGCAGGTTTGTTTGCGTTGATGGGCACGTGGATCATGTGGTTGCATTATCGCAATTACAAGTTACTACGTGGAGTTAAAACTATGGCATACATGATGGATAAGATTATCAGTAAAGAAGTTGAGGTAAACCGCATCGCTGATGGCTTTGAAATCATTGTAAAAACAAAAGGAGAGTGAAATGCAATTCAAGACCCCTATCGAAGAGTTCTTGCCTGAGATTCAGGACTTCATCAGGCAGTTCATTCGCAAGGCCCGAGCCCCAAACTTTGAGGTAATTGGTAATTTTGCAGTGCAGTATTCCCATGATGTTGCTAGGTACACACAGGTTGCGTTCAAGGATCCCCGGTTCCCGCAGATAGATGAGTTCGTGGGTTCGGTGACTTGGAGCGAGAAGGAACAGGAATGGACCGTGCAGTCTCGGACTATTGAGAATCAAAAGTTCAGAAGCGGTAACTCTGACCGCAGGCGTAAGAAGACCAAAGATTCAGCTAAGGCTTTAAAGTTAGCAACCGATCACATTACGCCGTTTGAATACCGAGAAGTTATGGCGCGAAGCGACAAAGCAGCCATCCTAGCAATTCGAGAATGGCGTGAGGAGGGTGGTAGATACGGAGGGATTATTAACGATGCCACAAGTTTTAAAACTATGTATGAAGAAGTTAAGAGACTGCGTGACATGGGGATTACGTTCATTACACCAGCCTTCCAAAAGCTCGCTGATGAGGGAATTGATTTGTATGAGTTACATCAAGCCCGTAGAAAAAAGTATGTCCGTAAGCATCACGTGCTGTTCATAGATCATGGTCGGGTGGTGGTGTCTGTGCAGGATGTGGATGGAAACGACTTCAACGATGCCTTTCACGGCTCAAAAGTTTATGAATCGTTTGAACAATTACCCGAGGAAATCGCTATGAATGTTGGCATGCTAAAGATGTTAAGCGATGGTGAAAGACTGCCGGACGTTGGTGTTCGGGTTTCCACTAGCGAGTATTTCGTTCTCATACCACTTGATTCTAGTCCCAAAGCGTAGTTATAATTGGCATGATGAAATCGACAACAAAAGTAACAGTACGTGCAGAGATCAATGCTGATGGGACAGGGCGTTTGGGGAGTATCTTTGGAGAGTTGGATGCCGAGATACCACCCACGCCCAAGTTGATTGCTGAACGTATCGCGTTACTAAAAATTTGTGATGTTGGCGCAAAGTTAAATGGGATCGGCAGGCGTATGTTTGGTTCGATCTATTACATTTATTTAACGAATGAAGAAGTAAAACAAATTAGTGAGGAGATCAAACGTGACCGATGTAACGCAGTGGATGGTTGACCAGTTGGTCGGTAAAGACGTACAGAAACAAGTTGAAGAAACGTGCGAGGGCATTGATATGGATAATATCCGACTCGCATGGCCTTTTAAAACTGAAGAAGAAAGGAGGGCAATACAAAAATTTCTAAACAAAAAGAACCGTACAGTAAAAGTAAAGTTGTTGGAATCATTAGAGAAAGCACCATTTTGAGGAGGGTAAAATGCCATACAAAGATTTGAAAAAACGGCGTGATTGTGCGAAAAAATCTAATAAACGTTACTGGGAAAAAAATAAAGAGACGATAAACGCTAAAGCACGGGAACGTTATCATTTAAATAAACCACCACCTAAACCTAAAATAAAAAAACCGCTTCAAACACGTGAAGAGAAACGTGCGTATCAACGAGAATACTACGCAAAGAACCGCGAAAAACTTTTAGAAAAAACAAAAGCGTGGCATGCAAAACATGGTAAGCAGTGGCGAGAAGAAAATAAAGAACGTTTGAAAGAATGGCGTAAAGAATATCAAGCAAAAAACAGAGAAAAGATAAATCAACAAAGTAAGGAATGGGCTAAGAAAAATTTTGATAAAAATCCTGAAGAAGTTAGAAAAACAAGACGCCTTAAGAAAAAAGAATATAAAGCCAAAGATCCAAAACGATACAACGAAATGTCGCGAAGGTGGAATCACAAGTCTCAGAAAAAAATGGTTACCGAGTTAAAAGATTGCTACGTTCGTAGGTTATTGTGTAAACATGGTGTGGTAATTGATCTGTCAGCAAAATACATACCGCAAGATTTAGTTGAAGCAAAACGATTGGAAATTAAAATAAGGAGAATGGTAAATGAAAAACGTAACTGAATTGAGAGAGCAGTTGTCCCAAGTGTTTACAGATTTACGTAATGGTGCAGTCAAACACTCAGATGCGGCAGAGTTAGCAAACCTCGCAGGTAAGATGATTAATTCTGCCAAAGTTCAATTAGAGTATTACGCACTCATCAAAGAAACACCCAGTATTAATTTTCTTAAAAGTGAGGACCGGAGGACAAAGTGAATCTGTTGGATGAGATACAGGTAGCCAAAGGAAGATCGAAAGGAAAAAATGAGCAAATATCAGTTTACAAAAGATTGGTTTAACTGGGCTCCCGATGTATGGAAGCAGTTAATCCCGCATCTGCCTGAGCGTAAAAGTTTTTTAGAGATCGGGTCGTTTGAGGGGATGTCTGCTGTATGGATCGTTGAGAACATGATGGAAGACGGCGGTGACATTGTGT